ATCTAAACCAGAATCATCTAGTTCTTTTACTATTCTACCTTCAGCTTTTTCAACAAAGTAAGGAATATGTTCTTCAAATTCTGTTGAATTATTTTCTATTGTATTTATTATATCTGTTTTAAGAAATGAATAATTAGGCACTACACTATCCTACTATTAAGGTAACACTACCTGCATCTGGTGTAGATATAGTAACTGTTGCACTACAAGCGATACCCATTTCTCCAAAATACATATCTGACTCTGCACTTGCAGGAACTTCATAAGTTACTAAGTTTCCTGTTTGGTCACCAATAGCAATTACACCTGCTATGGTTGAATATGAATGAATACCAATTATTCTATTCTTTGCAGTAGAGCTGATGATAACACCATCTCCACCTCGTTTATTAAATGTCTTAATATTTGTTGCCATTTTAAATCCTTATAGTAGGGAGAGTATATTACAACTCTCCCTAATTATTAATGGTTAAGCACCTTGATTACCAAACCAACCTCTCCAGTCAGATACTCCAAAAGAATATCTTTCTCTGGCTTTAAATCTGAGGTTGCCAGTATCAAAATCTGGTTCCATTTTGGTTTGTAAAGGTGTTCTATTGAACATCTTTGTACCATTAGGAACATCAGTTTTGAAAAAGTAAGCATTAGTATCAGTAAATCTTCTGTTAGTAAAATAACCACTTGGGAATACTCCTAAGTTTCTAACAGAGTTTATGTCATTATCTGCACTACCTACAATTCCTGGTGTATTTAATAATACATCAGCAGTAAACATTAAGTCTATTGGCACGTGTAAAGATACAGCAGATGAACCAATTAAGATTCCTCTGTCATCTTTAAACTTTTGAATTGCAATTACTGCAGATTCTAAACTAGCTTCTGATATTGCTGCTGCTGTACCTATATTACTTTGGTTACCATCTCCAACAGTTGGATGACTTGCACTAAATAATGGTTGTCCATCACCTTGTGCTGTGGTAAATCCTTCATTATATAGCTTTGCAGCTTTTACTTGTTTAGTATTAGCCATTGCTCTGGCTAAACCTTTTGCTCTTAATTTAGCAAAAGTATCATAAAGGTTGTCTTCCATTGCTTCTTCTGTGATTGCAAAAGCTAAAGCAATAGTCTCGTTTGTATAACGAGCTGTAAAGCTTTCTCCTGCATCATCATAAACAACA